AAAATCAAATACATATAAAATGGAAAAACTATCAACTTACGACTATTGCCATAAGCGATTGTTTAATTATATCATGTTAAAAGGATATAGCCAAACCAATACTTATGAGATTTACAAGTCACATTTAAATACAATATTAAAAAAATTTCCTGAGCCGGAAGAAATTGATTTATTGCAGATTCAGGATTTTGCAGCCCAATTTAAAAATGATAATACTCGAAAAAATGTTTGTGTTATTTTGAGGTGGCTTTTTAATTCTGTCTATAATAGAAATATTCAATGGTACGAACTCCCATACCCAAAATTCAAAAAGAAGGTTCAACCAATTTATTCAGAAGAAAATATTTTTAAAGTTCTTACCTCAATACAAAATGAAAAACAAAAAGCAATTTTAGCTTTAATTATTGATTGTGGATTAAGAATTTCGGAACCCTGTGGAATATTGATAGCTGATTGCAATTCAAAAGAACGAAGTATTGTTTTAAGATCAGCTAAAGGAGATAATGACCGGGTAATTTACCCATCTCCTAAAGTTTGGGATTTAATTAAAGTTTATTGGAATGAATGGAAGAAACAAAAAACAGAGAAGTATTTATTTGATGGGCAAAAGCCCGGAATGCCATATTGTGAAACAAGCATCCGGCAAACAATAAAAAAACATTGTAACAAAACAGGCGTGAAATATTTAGGAGTTCATGCAATACGCAGGTTTATGATTACATGGTCAATTGAAAGAGAAGTTCCTATTTCTGTGGTTGCAAGTAAAGCAGGACACGCCTCAACAAAAACAGTAGAACGAAGTTATATTATTCACTCACCAACCTATTTAAGAAACACCGCATCGCCATTAAGATGAAACACCAAGAATCTAATCTCCAGCAACAATCTGTTAAATGGTTTCGGTACGCTTATCCGAAATTTATTATTTTTGCTATACCAAATGGATCTCAAAGAAATGTTATCACAGCTTCAATCCTAAAGGCGGAAGGGGTTTTAAGTGGCGTAAGTGACCTTTTCCTAATGGAGCCACGAAAAGGATTTCACGGGTTGTTTATCGAAATGAAAATAAAACCTAACAAAACCACTAAAGAACAGGATTGGTTTTTACAGGCAGCACATCAGCGAGGTTATAAATGTGCAATCTGTTATTCATTCGATGAATTTAAAAATGAAATTGAAAACTATTTAAAATGATACAACTAAAAGAAATTATTTCACCCGAGCAAATTGAACTTCTCAAAAAGGCGGTTGAAAAACCTAAACCTAATTGGTTTCGGATTGTTGCGGATTGTTGCGGGGGTGTGGTACATGATACCGACATTGAGCTTTGCCCGGATTGTAAAGAACATTGCACGTTTGTTGATTTGAACAGTAACGAAGATTTATTTTGGAAAGTGAATAAAAATATTTGAAATAAAAATAATCATGCAACCATTCTCATACATTATTAAAAACCCGAAAGCAAAACCCGCTTATCAGATATTCGGAATATCGGAACACCGAAGAATCAAACTTGAAATTTCCACAAGGGATATTTGTCAGAAACTTTATGACAACGATAAAAAATTTGTTTTGCAGGAAATCCTTATTGAACTTGAAAACAAATACGATATTTTCCCGCAGGATGAAAGTGATTTGGCTTGGATTATGTTTTCAACTGCAATGACAATTATGTTTTATTGTGAGTCAGCGGGAATGACTTACAACCCGGAGGACTTGAATTGATAAATAACCTATTAATCTCATTTGCGTAAATATTACTAATTTTGTTAAAACACTTTGTTTTAAATTGACTTAAAATGCCAGCACCTAAAGGAAATAAGTTCGCAGGAAGCCGAAAGGGGATACCTAACAAACGAACTGAACAATGGGCTACGTTTACCTCATTTTGTTTGGAGGGTGGCTTAGAACGCTTTGAAATCGAAATTAAGAAGCTCAAAGGAAAACAGTATGTTGATGCTTTTCTTTCCTTGCTTGAATTTCATAAACCAAAACTTGCACGTACTGAAATGACACATGAGGGCTTAAAAGAAATGGTTATTAAAATAATCCGTGAGTGAAGTTACTGTCAAACTACGAAAACTTCATCCGGCTCAAAAAGAAATATTAGAGCATCGAAAAAGGTTTTCGGTAATTAAATGCGGAAGAAGGTTTGGTAAGACAGAACTAAGTCAGGAACTAATTTCAGAAACCGTTTTGTCCGGTGGTGTAGTTGGTGTTTTTACTCCCACTTATAAAGATTTATACGAAGTGTGGCAACACTGCAAACATATTTTCCATGATATTTTAACTGCAAAAGATGAAGGGGTTAAACAGATGCGGTTTGTAACAGGCGGAAAAGCAGATTTTTGGAGCATGGAAGACCCGGATTCAGGCAGGGGGCGAAAGTACCACCGGGCAATAATTGATGAATGTGAGAAGGCTGGTAAGTTTCAACAGGCATGGGAGCAAACCATCAGACCGACATTAACAGATTTTGCAGGTGACGCATATCTTTTCAGCACTCCTAAAATTGGAATAACTTATTTTAAAGAAGTTGCAAAACATGAATTAATTCATCAGGATTGGAAAACGTTTATTTATCCTACTTCAGCGAATCCGTATATTGACCCTAAAGAAATTGATTCAGCACGGATTTTATTACCGGCACCAATCTTTGAATCAGAATATCTTGCTGAAGATGTGGATGCAATGGCAGAAAATGCTTTTGCACACTTGTATGATGCTTATAAACACGAATCAGAGGAAGCAATATTTCATCCGCATAGGCAAATAATTATCAGGGTTGATTTTAATATAAACCCATTTGCGGTGACATTCGGACATTATTGGCAGGATCAAAGGGGATTTCATTGGTGGGTATTTGATGAGCGGGAAATCGCTAATGGATCAATTCCGTTTATGGCAGACTTCATTAAGGCGAAATATGGGCGGTGGATTCATGCTGCTATCCTTACAGGAGATGCAATGGGTAACAGGGGTGATATTAGCCAAAGGGATAACGCAACTCTTTATAAACAGCTTTTAAGGCTTTTAGGCATGTCTGATGCTCAGTTAAAAGTTAAATCAAACCCGACACATGAAAATTCACGGGCAGATGTAAATTATGTTTTGGCAAACTTTCCTGATTACCGCATTAACCCTAAAACCTGTCCGATGCTTTGCAGGGATATGAAAGCGGTTCAATGTGATGCCTTCGGGCAGATTATAAAAAGAAATCGAAAAGATTTAAACCAAAGGGCGGATTATTTAGACACTGAACGGTATGGTATTCATAACTTTTTGCGTTCATGGATTAATTCACATCAAAAAAATATACATTTGCAACCATGAATTGTGAAACTTGCCTTCAGACAAAACCGATTCCGGTTTGCATTAGTGAAATTGTTATCGGACAAATTACTGCTGTCAATACAGCCGTTGTTATTAAAATAAAAAACGAGGCAACCGGAAGGATTGTTTTATTAACAGCAACCTCAAGCAATACAGGGATTGTTACAGTGGATGTTTCTGACATTTTATTTATGGAAGCGCATTATACTTTTACAATCCACCCGGCAAGCGATTACTCCAACGATTATGAAATTACCATCGGGAGCGATCAATCCAAATGTGTTGATGTAAGTTTTGAAAATTGCAATGAAGAAATAACATCAGCAACTCTTGAATTGAATGATTGATAACTTTTGTACCGGGATATTGTTTTTAATAATCAACTCCCTTGAAATCTTTGGGGTGTATGCAGCAACATATTACTTTGAGGATATGGCAGGGATAGATAACAATTCAAAAATGTTACTATGGGAATTAAGATGGTACTCAAATCTTTTGTTAGGTGAAAAATTAACAAAGCCTTTATTTTCCTGTCCTACTTGCATGGCATCGTTTCATTCACTTATCTTCTGGATTCCAATTTACATCATAATGCCATTATCATTCATGTTGTTTTATACACACTTCATTTATGTGTTTGCGCTTGCAGGATTGAATAGACTTATTCTTTCAAAGTTTGATATATGACTTTAGTGCAGATAGTTACATTTCAACCGTCAAACCAGGATTGTAAATTATGGGGGTTCAATAAAAATTATATATTCAAATGCCAACGTATCGCACCAGGTTTATTAATTCAAAACTTTTGGGATCAATTTATTTTTCTTAATTAAATGCCGGTAAAAAAAACAGACTTTGAAATTTTAAATATTCTTTGGGAAAAGAACCAAGAGGATTTTAAAAAGTTTTTCGCTTCAAAACAAAGCAATCCATTAACTCATTCACATTTAGAAAAATGGTTTTTATCAGTTGACGGGCAGCAGTTTTATAAATTCCCTAAACACATGAGTTTGCCATTACCACGTTTAGGGGTGCTTAAAGGTTTTTATACATGGCTTTCATCCGGCATAAGCGGAACAGAGTTTGAAAAGGTTATTGATTCAATGGATAAGATATTATCAGACGGAATCGGTCAAACAGGAACGGCAGCAAAACTCGGAGTATTGATTGAGCATTTGAAAGAACGAATGAAAATGGTATTTCATTCAGAGCTTTTAATTAATATTATAGCAGTTCAGGCAATTAGGGAGGATGAAAACCCGACACAATATAATAATCAAATCCATCTTGAAAAAGTAAACCAGATGAAAGAGTTGATTGAAAAGGATGGTGCTTACCCTTTTTTTCATCAGTCACAATTGATAACTCCGATAGATTTTACAAAACTTACACAAATAGAATTAACAACATTGTATCACGAATCCAAAGCAATGGAGGCATCCCTGAACCCGATCCTGGATTTGTTTCACCAAGAAAAGAAATCATCAAATGGAATAATGACTTTGCAAAACAGTTAATGGTTTTGTCTGATGGATCAACACAGGAATATGAAATTTTAAAAATGTCAAGTATTGAAACTTACCTTTTGAAACTTGAAAACAGCATTGATAAAATAGAGAGTTTGAAAAAACAGATTAAGGAACTTAAATCAAAAACAAAATGAATTTTCGCTTAACGTATGCTAACTTACTGAATTATCATCAGCAGATTCAAAAGCAAATTCAGAATAATACGGTTTGTTCTTTTTTTAACCGTTCAAAGATTAACGAGTTTTATAATAATTATGATTTGCGGATTCGCACAGCGATTGAAGAAATCCAAAAGTTGAATGAAAAATATTATGATGTTGAAAAAGATGAGGATGATAAACCGTTGCGCAAGATTAAGGATGGGATGAATGAATCGGAGTACAAAGATGAAATGAGTAAAATAATGCAACGTGAAATATTAATATAATGAATACAATTTATTTTATATCAGGCATTATTTTAACATTAATTGTTATTTGTTTATTGTTTAAAAAGTTCTTAAAAGACTTTTATGATAAATTAGATTAATAACTACTTTTACAAAACTTTTCATGGTAGGCATAGGGCAGCCTTAAATAATCACCCTGATATTATTATTTTTATTAAAATATGCCATGTCAGAAGTAACCATAATAACCCGATATTTAGCAGACAACTCCGACCTTCGGGCAAAGGTTGAGCAGGTAATAATTCAGCAGAAAAAACTTCAACAGGGGCAAAAAGAAGTAGCAACCGATCAGCAAAAGGCGAATGTTGCGCTGAAAGTTGCAGCCGAAGAAAGAAACAAACTTTTAATACAGGAAATTACTAATTTAGAAACGCTTAAAATTCAATCCAAACTTGCTTTTACTGTTCCTGAAATAAAAGATTTCAATGATAAGATTGTTCAAAGTAAAAACAACATTGCGCTTTTAAAGGGCGAAACCGGAAGTATTCAGCAGGCTTTCGGAGGATTAAAAACTCAACTCGCAGGAATCGGTGCAGGGATATTAGCAGCTTTTTCAGTTGGTGCAATTATAAGTTTTGCCAAAGATTCAGTTCATTCTTTTCAAGAAGCGGAAAAATCGGTTAAACTTTTGGAATCAGCAATTAAAAATGTAGGGGGTGGAGATGATTCAGCAGTTGGTAAATTTATTCAACAGGCAAAGGAACTTCAAAAGATAACTGTTTTTTCAGACGAGCAAATCCAGGCAGCACAAACACTGGCTTTCCAATTTGGATTAACACAGAAACAAGTTGAGCAATTAATCCCTGTAATAACAGACTTTGCATCAGCGACTGGGCAAGACCTTCAAACGGCATTAGAAAGCGTTTTAAGGGGTACTGAAGGGCAGGCAAGGGGATTAAAGGTTTATGGCATCGAAGTGCAGCATACAGGTGACAGAACGCGGGATTTGGCACAAATAACCGATCAGCTTACTTCAAAATTTGCAGGTCAGGCAGAAGTAATCGGAAATACGGCAACTGGCGCAATTCAGAAATTCAATAATCAGTTAGATGATTTAAAGGAGAAGATTGGCGGTGCGATTACCCGTAATTTATTAGCCCCGATTGTTGATGGGTTAAGTAGTCTGGTTGGTGTGATTGATGAATTAAGTAATTCTGATCTTGAAAATGTTACAGCAGAATTTGAAAAACAATCAGAAGTCACCAAAAATTTAACAGAAAATATTTCCCCTCTTTTAGACAGATATGATGAATTAAAATCAAAAACAAATTTAAGCGCAAGTGAGCAATCTGAACTAAAAGACATTATACTAAAGGTAGGGGATGCTTTGCCAGGTGCAATTAAAGGATTTGATGAATACGGAAATGCAATTGATATTACCACATCATCAGCAAGGGAATTTATTCAGGCGCAAAAAGATTTAACCGCTTTTAAAAATAAAGAATCAATTGATGCAGCAACAATACAATTAAAA